GTCACGTGCCAATGTTCGACACCGATACGATCGACGACAAGATTATTCAGAACAAGGTGGTGTTTTGCACGTTCCACAGCGTCAAGGGGCGCGAACGGAAGTATGTCTTTGTGACCGGGTTTGATCAGGGGTACATGTCGTTTTACTGCAAGGATTTGCCGCAAGACCGGTGCCCCAACACGATTTACGTGGCCGTGACGAGGGCGACGGAGGGACTGTTTTTGCTCGAACGGAGTGAGTTCGACACAGATAAGCCGATGAAATTCATGAAGAAAACCCATTTTGAAATAAAAAAAATGGACTGCGTCGAGTTCAAGGGCATGCCTTATTACCAAGTGTACGATATTCCTGAAAAGAAAAACGAAGACGGCATTAAGCACTACGTCACGCCGACGGATCTCATCAAGTTTATACCCGAGCAGGTGTTGGAGGAGATCACGCCGTATCTGAAAACCATGTTTCGCGTGGTTCAACCGAAAGCGATGGAGATCAATATTCCATCGGTGATCGAGACGGAACAAGGATATTTCGAAGAGATTAGCGACCTGAATGGCCTTGCGATCCCGGCCTTGTACTGCGACTATTTGAGCAGCCTTTGGGAGGAAGATGGCGGGACCAATGTTCTTTACCAAACGGTGCTATTGATTCTGGATGAGCTGAAAGAACACGAACACAAATATTTGAAAGAGGCCGCTTCGCGGCTGCCTGCGAAATTCACGAAACCATCCGACTACTTGTTTCTGGCAAACGTGTACACGGCGTTCCAAGAAAAGCTCTATTTCAAATTGAAACAGATTGGCGACCACGAATACAACTGGATTACGGACGAAGTGCTCGAGAGATCGAAGAACCGTTTGGAAAACACGATCGGGCAAGAGTGCAAAGAACACAAACCACTGATTGAGAAAACCATTATTCACAGCTCACAAGAGCTGGAGCACGAAGTGATCGACAATTATTTGGAGGAATATTTCGAGGAGGGCGTTCACTTCCGGTTTACTGCAAGGACCGACTTGATTACGGCGAAAACCGTGTGGGAAATCAAATGCGTCAAGGAGTTGACGATGGACCACCAACTGCAAGTAATTATTTATGCGTGGTTGTATCGGATGTTGGGCTATCCCCGGAAGTCATTCAAGTTGTTTAATATTCGGACAAATGAGGTTCAAGAATTAAACGCGACGCGAGAGGAGATTGATTTTGTGATGATCTCTCTCTTGCAGGGAAAATATCAAAAGATGGAGAAGAAGAGTGACGAAGACTTTCTGAACGATGCAAATCTTCTGTTTACAATGTATAATAAGAACAAGTAATGCAACTTTTACAGTACACTCTTTTGACGTTAGTGGTTGCGTTTTTCATTCAATTCTGGGTCATTAGTGTTCTCACTTCGAAAAGGCCGCAGAACACGGTTGGCAAGTTTTATTTGTCGATGGTGTCGGCATGCATTATGGGGATTTTAGAGGTAATGATATACGACACGTACAAGAGCTCGGTGTCTTTGTTTTACTATTTGATTTTGGGGATGATGGTGTATCTCTTTGTATACTTGTACAAGAGTCAGACGGGGATTGACGAGGTTGATTATTTGAAACAAATGATGGAGTCTCACTCTCGAGAGATGGAATTATCGAAGATGGTTGTGGAGAGGACGGAGAATGTGCAAGTGAAGTCGATTGCGAGCACATTGATTCAGCGGCGGAAGAGAGACATTGATGTTATTGAGAAGCTGTTGGATGATGATTCCAAGAAGGCACCGAAAGAATATTTTCAGATAAGGCCTGTCGTGAAACCTTATGCGAATCCTTATGTGAAACCTCAAGCGAAACCTCAAGCGAAACCTCTCGCTAAGCCTCACACTGAGCCATCGAGTATTATGTCTTTGTAAAAATATTTTATATTCATCTCTCTTCATCAACAAAATAAAAAGTTTGAAAAACATTCGGGGTCAATTTTTGAAAATGGACATTTTTAAAATGTCCAAAAATGAAAACTGCAAGGATATCTTTTTTCACGTGACTGAAAAAATATTTCTGTTTTTGTACAAAATGTTTCGCAGCATTTTTTGGTAAGTGAGTCGAAAGGTGTAAAAAAATCATTTTTTGAAAAATTCTAAAAAAGTCCGAAAAATTCTAAAAATCCTTAAAAAGAGGTGAGATTTCTCTGAGACGTCTCAAAATGCCTACATAAAATCGATAATGCAAAAAAATGGGAATCCTTTCTTGTAGAGAGGCAAAAAAGTGCTTCTCTCCTACATGAAAGTGATTTTATCCTGAAATTTGAAAAATGTCCGAAAATGGTATTTTTGGAGGTATTTTTAAAGACATTTTTTCTACATGGTTGTAGTGAGGCTGATCGAACCCCATGTAGAGAGGCATCTACAAGCTCACATTTCATTCAAAGATCCCTTGTAGAGAGGTATCTACAAGCTCACATTTCATTCAAAGATCCCTTGTAGAGAGGCATCTACAAGCTCTCGTTTCATTTAAAGATTTCTTGTAGAGAGGTATCTACAAGCTCTCGTTTCATTTAAAGATTTCTTGTAGAGAGGTATCTACAAGCTCACATTTCATTCAAAGATCCCATGTAGAGAGGCTTATTTTTAAAGACTCTTTCTCTCTTTTTGAAAAACATTCGGGGTCAATTTTTGAAAATGGACATTTTTAAAATGTCCAAAAATGAAAACTGTGAGATAATCTTTTTTCCCCTTACTGAAAAATATTTTCTGTTTTTATTCAAAATGTTTCAAAGCATTTTCAGTAAGAGAGTCAATCGGTGTCAAAAAGTCAATTTTCAAAAAAATCCAAAAAAGTCCGAAAAAATCCGATTTTTCCAAAAAAGAGGTGAGATTTCTCTGAGACGTCTCAAAATGCCTACATAAAATCGATAATGCAAAAAAATCGGAATCCTTTCTTGTAGAGAGGCAAAAAAGTGCTTCTCTCCTACATAAAATTGATTTTATCCTGAAATTTGAAAAATGTCCAAAAATGGCTTTTTTCGAGGTCTTTTGTACAACAATTTCTCTACATAATTATAGAGACCATTGTAAAACCCGATGTAGAGAGGTTCTTTTATTAAAGGCTCTTTCTCTCTCTTTGAAAAACATTCGGGGTCAATTTTTGAAAATGGACATTTTTAAAATGTCCAAAAATGGAAACTGTGAGATAATCTTTTTTCCCCTTACTGAAAAATATTTTCTGTTTTTATTCAAATTGTTTCAAAGCATTTTCAGTAAGAGTGTTGATATGTGTAAAAAAGTCTATTTTCAAAAAAATCCAAAAAAGTCCGAAAAAATCCGATTTTTCCAAAAAAGAGGTGAGATTTATCTGAGACGTCTCAAAACGCCTACATAAAATCGATTTCGCAAAAAAATGGCAATCCTTTCTTGTAGAGAGCCAAAAAAGTCCCTCTCTCCTACATGAAAGTGATTTTATCCTGAAATTTGAAAAATGTCCAAAAATGCCATTTTTCAAAGGGTTTTCGAAGCTATTTTCTCTCCATGGATGTAGATAGAATGCCCTATAATATATTTGGAAGATGTTTATCGAGTCCGTCAATTAATCCTTGCACATCTTTATTATCAGGACGTCCAATGATGCAAGGAGTAGCGGTGGCCAAAGCAACACATAAAGGCATCGACGTGGCTCCTATAAACAGTTTGCAAGACGCGATCAATGTACACACTTCAGTAAAAGATTCTGGTTTATAGATGCGTGTGAGGCGGACGCCTGTTCTCTCAACAAAAAAATCATAATCGCCCGCTTCCATGTTCAAAAAAATCACTTGATCAGTCCCGTGCTTCTCTACAATCTCACGATAATTAACATTGATTGGGAACCGATATTTCACCGTGTGAATGACAACTTTGTCTCGCACCTTTGGATCGACGTCGACATGAAGCCACTTGTGTTTTCCAAAATGGATGTTATACTCTTTCAAGAAGAGGTCGTAAAAATTAATTTTGTACAATTGATCGCTCTCTCTCCACGAACTTAAATAGACGTCAAAATTGTCCGGCATCCCAATCCGAAAGTCTTCGACGTATGGTTGTGCTTTGACAATTTGCTGAATGTCGTCGAATGTTTCCTGGAGACTTTTTCGGAAAGGAACCGAATCAATAATGTTGATGACTCCTTTTTGGCCCGTTTTGTAATAATTCTCACAAACGATGGAGAGCTGTGTGATAAAGTCGCCTAAGAGACCGCCGCTGCAATAATAAATAGGTGTTGGTGGTGTTTGCAAATCCATAATAGAATGAATACAATAAAATTATTTAAATATTTATTTTACTACAAAGAAAAAAAGAAAACAAAAGATGATTTCAATATACGAGCCCGATATTCAACAATATAGTAATTCGGCGATGGAGGCGATCGAGTCGGGATGGATATCGAACCACGGCAAATATGTCGAGCAGTCGACGGCGGCCCTGAGAGAGTTGCTCGGCGTGAAGCATGTGATTTTAATGAGTAATGGCACTTGCGCGACACATTGTTTATTCATTGCTCTCAAGCATAAATATCCACACATTCGCAAGATTTATGTGCCCAACAATTGCTACGTGGCTGCATGGAACGCGTGTTTCATGGAATACGATAATTCGGTGGCCGAGGTCCTCTCGATGAACGAGAGAACATGGAATGCCGATTTATTTCCTACTGTAGAACAAGGGAGCGCCGTTCTCGTCGTTCACAATTTGGGAAATATTATTAACGTGCCGGCGCTAAAGCGGCAGCGTCCGGACCTCATTTTTGTAGAGGACAATTGCGAAGGATTTACGGGCAAGTATGAAGGAGGAGCGTATTCGGGGACGGCGTCGCTTTGTTCGTCGATATCATTTTATGGAAACAAAATCATCACGACTGGAGAGGGAGGTGCGTTCATCACGAACGACGACGAGGTATACGACCATGTGAGAAAAGTGTATTCGCAGGGGATGTCGAGCACAAAGTATGTGCATAATGTGCACGCGTACAATTACAGGATGACGAACGTGCAGGCGGCGTTTTTGTACGACCAGCTGCAAAACTTTGATGCGATTGTGGCGAAAAAGCGCGCGGTCTTTGACACCTACAAGGAATTGTTTTCACCGCTTATTCGAAAGGGCAGTGTGGCGCTGATGGAGTCGGACCCAAATACGGAAAATGCTTGTTGGATATTTTCGGTGCGCATTTTTGGGGCGACGATTGAGAAAACGGTGCCGTTTTTTGCGGCGAGAGGCGTGGACATCCGGCCATTTTTTTATCCGATCGGTGCGCACGCGCACCTGAAAACGGTACGCACACACGAAGACCCGGTTTCATTTCGCTTGAACGAAGAGGTGATTATGATACCGTCGTCGCCAAATATTCGGCGAGAGGATCAGGAGAGGGTTGTGCAGACCGTGTGCGAATTTATTTCCGAAGGAGGAGAGGAGCTTTGTTTGCCGGTGAGTATTGGAGAGGCGATTGACAAGTTGACAATTTTGGATATTAAGTTGAGTCGCATCAAGGACGCGCGCCGCGCGAATGTGGAAATGGAGCACCAAGCTCTCAACAAGGCATTGTCAGAAACGATTGAGAGAAAGGGCTTGCAATCGCTTTATGCGCAAATGACACGGGTAAATATGGTTATTTGGGATTTGATGGACGACTTGAGAGATGGCGCGATGATAGACGATGCAAAATATTTGTTGTTGTGTCGTAAATGTATTAAGTTGAACGATGTGCGGTTCCGGATCAAGCGGAAGATAAACGACAAATGCAATTCGTTGTTGAAAGAGCAGAAGGGGTATGTGGTTGACCGCGTCAAAATCAAAGTTGAAAAAGGTGTTGATACTTCTTTGATTGCTTGTGCGGAATTATATAGAGACGAGGTGGTGATCGTGGAGTCGGATAATTACGATGTGAGTCTGGGTGTGAACGATTCGAGAGAAGAGGCTTTAAAAAAGTTGGGAATCACGATGGAGGATTATCATCTAATATTTAGTTAAGTTATTCGGTGTTCTTGAGTGATATTTTTTTTAAATTTATAAAAGTTAAAATTTTAAAAAAATGTATTTATTTTCTGTGGATTTGTTCCGTTATTTCCTTAATAGCTATTTCGACACCAACTGCTTTGTCTTCTAAATTTTTGTTATCATAATCACGAAGAATATCTTCCAAGCTATCGCATTGAGTGAGGTTTAATTATATCTTTATTTTCTATAAATGCAGATGCCATCTGGATTAACAACAGTTCTTTCAAATTTGTCGCCAACTCTTATGTCGCCAACTCTTACACAGAGCGAGCCAAATCTGGATTTCAACACTTACATAAGAGAATGGTTGGATTTAGAAAACGTTATGCTATGGGAATACGATAAACCCATCTTGGAAGGCACTATGCGCGACAAAAATGGTAATATCGTTGGTATCATTGGAGATGAATGTTTTCAGGCAACTGGATTCGACAAAGATGAGTGTGAACAAAAAACTACGAAAAATGGGGAAAAATGCAAAGTATACAAATCATCATCTGGCTCTAGTGTTTGCGCCGAAGAACAACATTTAAAATACACTTATGTGTCAAATAATCCTAGTAACCCGAATACATATAAGTCTCTATCGAAACAAAAATATACAATTATTCAATCCAATAAAATAACCGACAATGCTGCATTTAATACAGCTAACCAAGTTGGCGTAGAGCTTTTTTTTAAAATTTTCAAGTCAGAATCAACAAACAATATTTATGTATTGTTTTCATCCGGGGTTGTGTTTGATGTTAGCACTTTATCCGATAAGTTTCCACCAATTATTGCGGAAATTTTGTCATACCGTGATTACGACAAATTAGTTATCGGTGGTCATTCAATGGGATGCATGATTGCGCTACATTTCGCAAATGCTATTTATAGGAACCCAGATAATAAACAGTTTTTCGTTGATAAATGCGTAGTGCTTGGGTCTGGACCTTACAAAGGATATTATTACAATGATCCTTTGCCAAACACGAAAATTTTCGTTTCGGCTTTTATTAAACAGCGAGAGGAAGCTGTCTTAAATATTGATGGTTATTTTGTCAGATCTTCCGGAGATTTAAGTAAACACTACAACCCTGTAATAATCATAAATACAGATGTTAACAATATTCGTTTTGTTGAGGATGTGGACAAAATGGACGCAAGTTTGGATAGTACTCTACATATGTTTCAATATTATTTAGGTTTTTTTAAAAAAATGCTTCAAGAAAATACGGATTTTAATAAAATTAACGGTTCTAAAGAAATAACAGATGCGGTGATAAATAAATTACCACAAAATGTAAAACAAAAAATTATTACAGATGTTAATACTGTGCCATTTGTTCCACCGAAACAAAATCCATTCATGTCAAACGAACTTTTGCGGAAACTTCAACAACGGAAAGAAGTTTCAGCAGCATTTGGAGGAAAGCCAATCGCTACAAAAAGAAAAAGAAAACGTGGTCGCAAATCTTTGCGCCGAATGAGAAAAAGTTATTTAAAATAAAGGCACTGTTTGCGTAAAAATTGGAAATCCGAATAACTTAAAAAATAAGTTTTTTGGACCATAACAGTCGTGGTCTCCTTCACATTTACGGTCTGGATGGCAAGGAACCACGCCGTTCAAAATCATTTTTTGAATATCTGCTTCGCGCCAAATAGTGGAACAGTTGTAATAATACTTGCAACGAGACTGGATCCAATCCATAAAAAAGCACCAGTTTATGGCCAGGAACACTTGGTGCCAGAATTTTTAGTCAGACGCGGAGACTTGGAGCAAAATTTTTTTTATGAATTGCGAACTAAGTGGTGGAGGTCGCTCACCATTTTCCTGTACATGCGCTTGCAAGTGAGTTCGGCCTCGGCTCGGTCTTCTGTCGATTCTATGATCTTCTTGTACTCAGGGTCTTTATAAACCCACATAAAAACAAGTATGTGGAAAAGCCATTTGTCTCGAGGAATCCACTTGACGGCGTATGAGATGACGGGCGGCGTATCCTCTTTGGCGTTTTTCCAGTTCTCAAGATCTTTAATAAGCTGGTTGTTGTAGAGGCCAATAATCGGTTTAATGATGGGATCCGCGCGGCCCTTTGCGGAATGTTTGGCGACAAATTCGCAGTAGGCGCTGACGTCGCGCCATGAGCCCACGTTGCGATCTACAATCATGTAGAGAATAAACACGGCATTTGCCGGGGCAACTTGTTGGAGAGTGTAGAGGTAGGAATAAGTAAGATGACGGAGGCCGCGTCCCTTGCGAATGTTGCGCGTATAGAGAATGGCGTCGACAACGCGTTGGAATAGTTTTTTGCATTGGGGGTCTTTGAGTACGGCTTCGAGTTTGGCGTTGATGGCGCAGCCGTCGTAAACCTCATGTAGCTTCAAGTATTCGATTTGTTCGGATAGAGGGGAGGTCATTTCTTATTTTATGAAAAGAAAAAATAACTTTATGTAATTCTGCGTGTTTGTTTTTTAGGATTGAAGACGACCTTTTTCATGGACTTGGTTGATGTCCCGGTCTTTAAACTCGACTTTTGTTTAAAGATGAAAAAGAGGCAATTGAGAGGATGGAAAATGAAAATAGAATTCGTGAGACAAATGTCGGAAATCATGGCAATCGGTTTGAAGAAAGTGGTGGTTTCGGGTGCGAAGGAGTTGATGTGCTCAGGTTCGAGATCCACGTGAAAAACGGCCATTTCGGAAAAGGTGAATAGGCGGTTGGAGAGGCGTTTTTTGGAGTCGATCAATCGTAAAATTTCGGCTTCTGTAATGGTGGTGGTTGTGTTTGTGAAAACATGTTTTTCGGTTTTTATCTCGACGATGGAATTGTTACAGTCTATGTAGCAAAGATGGATTTTGATAAATGGTAAAGGCTCTCTTGGATGGTTGCTCTGAATGTTTAATATTTTGTTTTGTTCTTGGATCCATTTGTCGTCTTCATCGATGTCAATGTCGATGTTGTCATCATGTTGCATAATAATAATAATAAGGTAAACCTCCAAAATTCCTTTAAACCTTTTAAGGTTAAGGGAACCAAGGTATTCAGCCGCGAAGCGGCTTACGCCTTATGATCCCTCCTTTTTTCTTTTTGCGTTGTTTCCTTATGATCCTTCCTTTTTCTTTTTGCGTTGTTTCGTGATTGGCCTGTAGTAGGTCACTTACCGTCGTTCCTTTATTAGATTAACGTGGTTGTCGAGTCTTTCACTCTCAATATACTTGCCTTCTTTTGATTCCATTGGCGGTGGTAAGGTTTCGATGTGGCATTTGTATAAATGGATGCAGTCTCGGGTTGCATGCATAAGTGCTGCCCCTTATAGCAAACAACTTTATACTTGGCAGGAATCGAGAGTTTGGCCGCCACCGACTGGGGCATTTGGAACTTGATAGGCATCGAGGGAGTGCTTTGGAGAGGTGTATCTGAATTGATCACCGGATGGATGACTGGGCCCTCGTACGAGTTTGCGGGGCAAGTAGTGGTGCGGCCCAGGGGGACACTATTGATTGAGAGAGGTTTCGCAAGTCCGTTCCCGAAAGTTGCGGTGGAACATTTGACAGCTTTAAGGTTGAGATTGTGGACATAATTCTCATAAGAGAGTTGCGGGAGATTTACAGTGCTGGCCGTATTTGCGTGATAATTTTGCAATAGTTTGGTTTTTTTCAGTGAAATATAATCTCCAGCTGACATGTTTATAATATATAAATTCACAATAAATAAAAAATTTCGATGTTTCTAAAGGGACACTGTAAAAATGTATTCTTATATAGTATATAAAAAATGGCGAGGTTTGATAGAAATAAAATTTATGTATATGACGGTAAAATGTATGGTCATTTTGTTTCAGGGCCTCAAGAAGAATCGGTTCCTGATCCAAGAGGGGCTAGAGATTTTGCAACAAAATTCATCGGTAATTACCAGTTCGAATTTCAAGATCCCATAAATATTGACAAAATGGAAAAGATACACAGTGAGTTTCAAGAAACGACTCAAGAAGAATATGATAAGTTTAAAAAAGAACGAGAATTGATTGATACCGAAATACAATATAATACCGTGTACAATTCAAGTATTCTTTTGAGCAAATTATTCAAAGAAGAAGATTTAGTTGGTAAGAAAGTAATTCTGAGTGATATAAATAATAATGAACTCATTCGAGGCACCGTTGAAGATTGTTATATAAACAGAAATAAACTGGTTTGGATACAAGTAAAAAAGTTTCCATCCAAGGGGCTTATCAATAAAACAAGTGATTCTCAAATTTACGTTCTATCAAACCCAATGGCGAGTGAATTTGGAAACCGAACTTATTTTAATAATTTAACATTTATAAGTCAAGACGGAGGCAAACTAAAATCGAAACGAAAATTGTCAAGAAAGTTTAAAAAAACAAAACGAATGCGAAAGCATAAATAAACGTTCCTTTAGGCTTTTTCATATTTTGACCAAAAATTGGTTTAAATATAAAAATGCAAAATGTGGTAATCAAATCAAATCAAAAACGAATGCAAAAGACAACGAATGCAATATGCATTCCGAGAGTAGATGCGAGCATACCGAAGCAAAAAATTTTCGAAACAATTTGTGCTCTCCGCATCGGATTTATCGATAGAATCATTGAGACGCCATTGAAGCACGACGATGCCGGCAAACGCGTTGTCATCAAATTCAAGACATGGGTCGAGAACGACACGTCCACACGGATTATGAAGCGATTCGAAGAGAACAAAGACATCAAAATCATGTATAATTTCCCGTGGTATTGGGTGGCCTATCAGCAGTCGTAATGAATGAGAGTTTCTTGGTACTCTTTTTCGAGGTTTAGTTTGATACCGGAATAATTGGTCCCTTTCAGCGCTTTCTTAATTTTTTTTTTATTTTCTTTGAGAACTTTGATGCGGCCTTCGTCGCGGTTCATATTGCTACTGCTGCCTCGCATGTCGTCGAGCTCGTTGTTCACATTGTGGTAGCGAGAGACGAGAGAATTCTGCTCGAGTTCGATTCCGTGAATACTTTGGAAAATATCGACGTTGGCAACGAACGGCACTTGAATGCGAATAAAGTAGGGGAGATGGAGCAAGTCGCGGTTGTCCTCCTTCATCCAATGCAGTTTCGTCTCAATTTCCTTGATTTTCTCGTAAAATGCGCTGTGTTTATCAGTCATGTACACGAATTTTGCTAAAAAGGACTCGACATTCGAATGCAACGCGCCGTATTTATTGGAAATAATTTTGTACTGTTGTTGGTGGTTATCGAAGCCGGAATACTTGGAGAAACAGAGAGAGACAAATAGCGCGAGACTGATGGCACCCGACACGAATTTGTCGACATGTATCGAGAGAAAGGGAATAAACACGAGAGAACCCGAGAGAAGGAGTGAGACTCCGCACATGACGACTGCATATTTTTGGTTGTGTTGGCTGGCGAAGTGGAACACATTTTTCTTACATTTCAAGTACATGCGAATGATGTCGAGTTCATTTTCGTCGGCGGTGCTTTTGAAGATAATGGGCGTATTTTTGAGAGAAACCGGGCGGATGTCATCGGAGCCAGAGTCGCCGGACTCGAGGTCATCCAATTTTTTTATATAATCGGCAACATCATAATGGTTATCATCATCAATAAATACGTCGAAGGAGGAGACAGACGACATATTTATTATATATTTCATACACACAAAAAAAAAGTTTAAGAATAAATAAACGTGGGCAACATGTCAGAGAAAACGTGAGCGATTGGATTTTGGAATGGACTGTTGTAATTGAATGACCCTTCTGTAAATACTTGCTGACCCTTGTCGAAAAGGGATTTGTCGGCAATCGCTTCCGACGAAGTTGGAGTAGACAAGTCATAGGTTTCAAATACATATTTTTTGCTGGGTTCGTGCGCCAAAGACATGATATAAGGTCGTCGAATCCAAACGGTGTCGGCCGCATCGACATAGGTGTTATTGCTGCCGCCTTCGGCTTGCAACGTGAGAGTTCCAACGGGCAATTTATTGAATCGTTTTCTGGCCGCATGTTGTTCTTTACTCGGAATAAATCGTGAGAAATAAAGGAGAGTCAGTAGTAGAACTGTAATTACTGCGAACCTCATAGGTGTATATACAGACATGTCAAAAAAAAAATGTTGTGCCGAACCCAAAAGGAACGTAACCGATTTGTGACAAAATGGAAGCGGGAGCCCAAAACCCACTATTTAATGACCACGCGTTTTAATAATAATACGCACGACCAGATGATGGAATACTGTTCAAAGTCAGCGAAGATCCGATGCGCTTACGGCAGTTTTACAAGAATGGCGAGCTATTTGCCTCAAGATGTTGTCATGTTTGTGCTCGAAATGAACAACGATAAAAACAAGATTATGGGCATCGGAATGATCCGAAACACATTGTCAACAAAACAGCACTTTGTTTACAATGAAGACGTTTACAATACATTTACATATATAGGTTCCAAGCGCATCGATCGAACCGAAATGACAGAGATTGAGGAGGGGGTAATGGAAATTTGTGACAAAGTGTGTTTCAAGGGGGTCTCACATCAAAAGCGTCACAAGGCTATCACCGTGTTTCCGGTAGACGTGCATGAAAAATATAAGGAGGATGGCGATCTGGATTTAACGGAGTTTGTGCGAAACATGTTTTTGCAGAGATTATGATACAAAAATAGTGTATATGTATATATTAAAAAAAAATGAGTAACCAATATGATATTAATAGTTATTCGGACCAAGAATGTTTTAATATATTAAATTTAAATAATCCAAGCGATCGAGAGTTAGAAATGAAAATTTTGGAATATATGGACATGTATGAAACCAAGTCCAAACGTTTGTATGCATTTTTTGAGTCCATGTATGACCGGTTTTTTGGAGAGGAAGAGGACCAAGGTGAGGACCAAGAAGAAGAAGAAGAAGAAGAAGAAGAAGACGTGATCGAGGGGCTTGAAGGACAACCTGAAATACTAACAAAAGTCCGCGAAAACCCGACGCAGGCAGAGATCGCTGCGGAGCCGCTTGCAAAGGCGAACGCACAGACACCCCAACTCTTTGGCGAGGTTGATAGAACATTCAAGGAAGTCACGGCAAAAAAACCGACAGACACGGTAAATGTCTCGCAAACGGATTATGTGAAGGACAAGTTACAGTTGAATCCAATTGAGAGGAAAACTTACTTAAAAATGGTTTCGATTGACAGTCAGTTTAGAGAGGACCCCAACAACACGAGCGCGACCAATTTCACCATGAATTTGTCGGAAGGCATCGACAATGTGATTTCAATGAAATTGTACTCGGTGCAAATTCCTTATACTTGGTACACGATCAATGAGTCGTTTGGAAGTAATTTCTTCTATATCAAGGGCAACAGTCCAGGAATCAATAATGGGGACCACGACATCAAGATCGAGATCCCCTCAGGCACGTACTCTCCGGAGAAGATTGTTACGGCGATCCAGGCGCGATTCAATGAGTTCAAAAATATCGTAGACAAGGAGAGTCTTGAGTACAAATCGGTGGTGGACGTCAGTTTTGGCGACACCAAAGTGTCTTACAATAAGGATGGTGCGGACAATGCGAAAATTGTATTTGAATTCGACATTAAAAAAAAGTACAACGAGACCGATTACCAGCTGTACTTCCCGTTGTGGTCATCCCCAAATGTAACTGGTGAGAACAAGAGTCTAACGATCCCAAGTTTTCTGGGTTACAATTACGATCATTACTACCCTTACATAGGATATTCTCTTCGAAAAGTTTTGAAGTCGATAGGCGATGATACAGAGTTGACTAACTCGACAATTTACACGTTGACTTCGGCGGTCGACAGTTCGAATAACTATTTAACCATTTATCAGTACACTGGCACGTCTTCGTTCAATCCGGCGACGTCGACAATTATTAATCGCATACAAATTTCTATAACTCTCCCAGATGGAAACAAATCGAGAAACGAGTTGGCGACAAATTTGAATGCTGAATTGAAGGCAAATAAATATTTGGACACGACGCTGAGCAGATTTGAACGCGTAAACTTTGGTATAAATCACTCGCACTTTGAGATTGCTGTCAAACTAAATCGCAAATATATTCCGCAAACAGACGGCTCCAAACTTGCAGTGGTTTTTCCGTCAGAGACAACAATTGTCGGCAACCATATTTGGACCGGAACTGATTCGTGTTTTGTGTTTCCTGATGTCGACGTAATCGAACTCAACGAAGTCGTCTCGGAAACTGAGATTTTACTCACAAACTACGTAATTTCCAATAATTCTGCAAAGATTATTGTGGAATGCACGAAACCGAATTACAATGTGATTGAAAACACGCGAACTGCGACGGTGGCGGGATCATCCGCCAGCGGATTCCTCGACGGCTACTTGTTTTCGAGCTATATCACGGCAGTGAATAATTCGATTGCCGCAATGAACGACGCGACGAAAATTGAGACACTGCTCGATAACGGAGAGTTTAATATCAGTTCGGCCTCTCAGAACACGCGCCTTTACATTTCGAACGACTATGCGACATTGAATTTCGACATTACGCGATTTTTCACACAAGAGACATTTATTGTCGACTTGACTTCGTGTTTCTTGAGCCAAAATCCGTTTAATTTTCCCTCAACCATTAGTAATTTGACAAACACTGATTTTTCGCTGAATCGGACATTTAGTTCGGCGTCCACCGTTCAGATCAATTCGGGAAATAACAGAATAGTTTTAATACCCAAAAACACAGGCGGACCTTTTGGAAACGGTTTCGGAAACCAGAACGCAGGCAACATCGAGCTGTTTTTTACGATTGGGACTTATACAACTATAAACGATTTAATCAACAGTATCAACAACGATTTTGTAAATTTCGTGGACGCCGATAACTACCAGATTATGGTCGGGAGCAGAATTTCGTTTGTCAACTCGGTAATCACTTTGAATTTAAAAATCAACAAGGTGTTGACGGAAACCGATTATCGAGTTAAATTTCAAGATGACACCAACAACTCGTGGTCGGAATACTTGTTCTTTGACACGTCGTATAATTTGGCGAACTATTCACAGACCACTTATTCTACTATCTCGGGTCTTAGTGCGGTATATAATAACCTCATCCAGTTGACGCCTCTTAACAACAAGCTGGTGTTTAAACCGTATACAAATGGCGTCGCCGACGCAGGAGGCGCAAACGATATTGTCTTCGCCCTTCCCCTCAATAACGATAATACGCGAACATATACGCGAGAGGGGTTGATTGATGCGATCCAGACATTGTTCGACGCGAACCCTTTGACTACAGGGTCGACTATTCGGCTTGTGAACTATGGGACATCGAATTCGGAGTACACTAATATTCGCATGAACATCAACAAAACTTTTTATTCCGAAGATTTCAAGTTGGTGTTTTATGACCCCGAGAGTTTCGTCTACTGCAATGTAGGCGTGGCCCAAAACGTCACATACGACTCGACGCTTGGTTGGCTCCTCGGGTTCCAATCGTTTACGGAATATGCTTTGAAAGATTTTACGCAAATCACGGCGCTGTCGTACCCAACGGAGAATTATAGAGACAATGTGTACTCGGATCTGAACTTCTACCCATACTCGTACTCGTATGATGCCATTAAGAAAAAAATCGCAGTGAGAGGAGACGCTGTCTTGAACACGAATTTATACAATTATTTTTTGGTAGTGGTTGACGATTTTATACAGAACCATGTAAATGCAGGGCTTATTACAATCACATCGTTAGAGAGGGATGTGGCGCTGCCGACGTATGCGGCGCGTCTCTCTTATCAATGTGATCCAGTGACTGGGCAAAAAGTGGCAGTGTCTGCCACGAATAAATTGAATTCGGGCCTTACGAGCAAGCAGTTGTATGCGGCGAACCAGATTTTGGAAGACAAGCGCACGAGGACGAAGAGTTATGCCACGGGGCCCTATATGAAAGATGTATTTGCTCTGATTCCTTTGAAATTGAGTGGCATGGCATTTGGTTCAACATATATGGAATTTGGAGGCACCATGCAGAATCAGGATCGCAAGTATTTTGGGCCAGTGCGAATACAAAAGCTCTCGGTAAAACTGATGAACGACAAGGGAAGCGTGGTCTCTCTGAATGGTGGGAACTGGAGTTTCTGTTTGATTTGCGAAATTCTTAATCGACAATAATAAAGGAAACCTAAGGTATTCAGCCCTTCGGGCTTATGCCTTTTGATCCTTCCTCTTTTTTGTAGATTGGTCTCTCCGCTCTTTTTTTTGGTTGGTTTAAATTCTTCCTTTGTTTTTCCTCTTTTTTTGAGTGTAAATATATCCTCACTTTTTTTGATTGTAAATATCTCCTCACTTTCTCTTCCTTTTTGTTTTATTGAAAACCTTCCTCTCTTTTTTTGTTTATTCAAAGAGGAAGGATTTAAAGGAAACCTAAGGTTTCCTTTATTATGGACGTTATTATTAAAAAGTTTCGCGGTCTCTGCAACACGGCCTCTGATATCAACGAGCACTTGCCCACTTTGTTCCGCTATGCAAAGCAGTGCAACAGCGCCATCGAGTTGGGTGTTCGCGGCTGCATTTCTTCATGGGCCATCGCGGCTGGCCTCCTTGAGAACAAGAACGGCATTCGCAAGCGCATGTTTATGAACGACACACAACAATGTCAGATCGGAGAGTTTATCGACGCTGTCGAGTCGCAGAATATTGAGGTAAAGTACGAGTGGAAAAACGATTTGGAGGTCCAGTTCGAGAAGGGAGAGATGTACGATTTAGTGTTTATCGATACATGGCATGTTTATGGACAGATTAAGCGAGAGCTCGCCAAGTACTCGGCGGTTTGCTCCAAATATATTATCATGCACGACACGACTGTCGATGAAATTGATGGCGAAACAGTGCGCCAGTATGGATACAACTATCAGCATGCTTACAGTGTGGCGACAGAAATGGCCGCGCAGACCGGCATTCCGCGAGAGGAGATTTTGAAGGGCATGTGGTGGGGAATTCAGGAGTTTTTGGCGGCGAACCCGGAGTGGTACATCAAGGACCGATATTTTAATAACAATGGGTTGATGGTTCTGGCGCGCCGTTAAAAAAAAATACCAAAATTTTTGGGCCTTCGCGACGCATCGCACACTTTTTTTTAATAGTTATTATATACAAATAAATGTCGATTGTAGCTTTAAAAAGAAAAACCGAAGCGAAATACAAAAACTCAAGTGTCGGACAAAGACAATTTTCAATTAATGGAACTACACGCAACCAGGGATATATTGGACAGACCTCGCTCTCGCGCTCTCTTATCCACACACCTCTCAAAAATACCGTGCCGAGAGGCTACGGCGGCTGTTGCAGTGTTGTCCAAAGAAACATCAAGGCCTCTGAAATCTATAGTTTAGAAGATAACACCGTCGTGAAGCCTTCCGTTCTTAGCACCAAGGGCTTGCTCGCGACCCGCTACCGATGGATCAACCGGCCTTTCCCCAATTCTGTAGTGAAAAATATGGACGCGCTGAGTGACCAAACTGACTTCATTGCTCGATTGAAAAAGAAGACTTTGATGGATATTGAGGCGTATTGTCCGAAACCCGATGCGAACAAGAAAGTTGTCAAGAAGGTCTGCTCGTCGGCTGCTCTCAAGACTGCGAATGGCTTCAGCATCTTTTCGAAACCGAAGGTCACGTGCAATGTGGCCAAGGACTTGACCACGGTTCCTCAAACCAAATATTTATTGACTTTACAAGAAAGATGTGCTTTGAGAGATGATTATAAAGTGGTGTCTCCTTTGAAGAGAGTACCCCTCGTTGGTGGTAATTAATTAATTTTTTTTTTTAAAGTTAAATACAAAGCAAAGAAATACAACATATAATAAGTATAGCATCGACTATTAAATCGATTTTATAAATATACGATTTGCAAGGGCTGCATAAGACGTAGCTGGGTATATGAAACATGCGGCCAAAGGTTATAGAATAATTAGTGTCGACCTTTGAAAGTTTTATCTTAAATTCTTCATCTGTCATATTGTTGTCGCAGTGCCAGCAGTTGCGGCTCTCCATATAAAAATTTTTTTTGGCGGCAGCGGCGTCCATTTTTTTTTTGAGTGTGATGTAAGTTTTTCTGACTTTTAATTTATGATTAAGGGAACCAAGGTATTCCGCCGCGAAGCGGCTTACGCCTTATGATCCCTCCTTTTTTTGATTGGTTTTTGTTTTATTTTTTGGTTTTTGACTTCATAAAGAAAAAGGAAGGATCATAAGGAAACTACGTTTCCTTATTTCATAAAAAAACAATCTTTTATACGAAATGGAGTTTATCATAACCATCGGTCGCAGGGACCACCGATTTTCCACCACTGAACAAAATATTGCCGAGCGCATTGCATACTACCAATTGAAAGCCAAAGTAATGAAATCTCCTATGACCGGGCTCAGATACAAAGTCGGCGAAGCCTGGATCCCCTTTAATTACACGCCTTTCATCGATGAAATCAACAAAATACATATGCGCTTGATGGACATTGTTTCCAAGAATTTGGATGAGCTCGAGGACATGGAGAAAGCAAACGAGGATCCTTTGGCTTTTCACAAGGAATGCCACAACTGCGGAAGACCGACACAATTTTATAACGATGCTTGTCATCGACACTGTGACGACCTTGTGTGGGAAAACTCATATGAATGCAGGAGGGGCGAGAATTGTGTCCAATGTAAATATATCATAAAATAAAAAAATGGACGAGGAGCCAAAAACCGACGAAGAAGTATTTTTAAAGACCTTGGACGAGAAGGAGTTGATGGCGTACAATATAGCCAAAAGCCACTTAGGGACACTTTTTTCTTTAGACAAAAGCAATGCATATTTAGAATGGAAAGCGAAACAAAATAGTGTATGATTTTTTTTTAAAAATAATTTAATTGAATTCGTCCTTATTTATGTAAACAATATTTTGTAAAATAGACACGTGAAATATCGACACTAAGCACGTCTATAAAATTATTATTATTTGTCCCAAGCCCTGGGAACAATTCTTTTACTGTTGTTTCATTTATATCGAATAAATGAAATAACATCATATCTTCTGCCTGTGCTTTTTTTTGAATATTCTCGGCTGACTTGCTTGATCGTGTACGTACAGGCATGATGATAATTGTTTATTTATGAGCCATTTTAAAAAGTTTATACGACGAGATGCTTGCGTCACTGTCTTTAATTTCGAGATTGTCGCAGTCATCGTCATCGAAAAAATCGATCACTTTGTTGACCGTAGTTTTGCCAAACATCAGCTCATTGATTGTCTCGATTTCCTTATTGGGCGGTTTTTGCAAAATATTGAACTCGCACATTTTCCCAATCCGGACAAACTTGTTGGAAAATTTGTTTTCGACTGGGTCGCCAGTTTTCTTTTTCTTGTCGATCATTGTAGAGGATGGCACCGAGGGCGTCGAGAGTGTTGTAGGAGGAGCGTTAGACGTTGTCGAGCGATAGTCCTTGAGCGCCGCAAAAACGTCTTTGGATCCTACTGGATTTGTTGCAGTGGTGACACATTTGGTGATGTCGTCGACTTTCATTTTTTTCGACTTGAGAGAGTCCTCTTCCTTCTGCAGAATCTCCAAGAATTTGTTGTCGGGTCTTGCAACCATGTCGATGTAAAAGTCCTTGCACCGATAAATGACGACATATTTCTTGGCGACCTGCTCTAGTATGTTGTAGGGGATGATTTGTTCGTCGCTGTGGTAGACGAACGAGAGAGAGTAGGGATTGTAATACATCATGACGTTGCCTCGCGGGGTGTTTTCTTGCAGAACGCGCGACTTCCACTGTTTCTCATGGGAGTTTGCGGGGTCTTCAAAGAGCTCTCTGCGCTTGTCGAATTCGTACAAGACGGCGTCAATGTTGGAATTTTCGTCGTCGGTGGTTTTGCTGTAAAAGTCGGCATAACGCTTGGAAGTCTTTTCGAACTGGGTTTCTTGCTTTAATTGAAGAGGAACCGAAGTTTTTCGATATTTCTTAAATAGTTGAATTAAAAATTGAATGAATGCAATGAAATAGTAGTACATATGTGTGAGTATAACATAAAATAGACTTTTTTTTATATTCTTTAAAGGAAACTACGTTTCCTTTTGATCCTTCCTCTTTAAAGGAAACCTAAGGTTATTCAGCCCTTCGGGCTTACGCTTTTGATCCTTCCTCTTTAAAGGAAACTACGTTTCCTTTTGATCCTTCCTTTTTTCTTTTTATAATTATAATAAAATAATTTTTAATACAATCAATAAAAGATTTTTTTAAAATAAAAGGAGGAAGGATCGAAAGGAAACCTTAGGTTTCCTTTCTTTATATAACCATCTCTCTGTCGTCGTCTTGTTCTATTTTTATTCGTTTTATGCGCTCCTCCTCTCGTTTGTTTCGACACAGGTCCACAATTGTAGTGAAACAAGAAATATCGTGGTTGTCTAATTCTAATGTATAACCGGGTCGCTCCACGGTTACGTAATAATTACTCGGATTCTCCACCGCATTTTTTGTCATGTGGTGAACCCATTGCAAGAGATTCATTCGGCAGTCTGACAATTGAAATGGCATTGAAACTGCAATGGAGAGAGCCTGTTTCAATTTTCGTAAAGAAAACCAGTGGTAATCATTGTCTTCGTCTTTTTCGTTATCATGCGGATTGAAAACCGGAATCAAATCATCGACTTCATACATTTTGTGATTTTTTTTGTTCTTGATTTGTGCTTTTAATCTATTAAACATGAGCACAAACCAAGAGAACTTTGACATAAAGCGTCTCACTTTTATAGGGACATCCTGGCCTTCTCTATTTAAATCGTACGATGCTTCTTCGATGGAAACATCGTGAACGACGGAATACAAGCATTGTAATAGAAACGTGAGATTGGCGGACGACATAGTTAGCAAACCTTTTTTTTCAGAAAAAAAAACCTGGGATCGTATAAAACTTTTGTTTTCTTTTAAATCAATATTGTTTAATTATGACAAAAGTGAGAAAGAAAAAACCCTTTATCGGTTGAAATGCAATAGGTCCGAGACCAAATTGATAATGTCCAAATAATAATCAGCCGAAGCTGTGATAAAATCTTCTTGGTAATAGTCCGCCCGTTTCAGTATATTATTAGTGTCATAGGCGACATAGAGACCGAAGATGCCAATACCAGCGCCAGACAACCATTTGCTTTGATTGTTATCTGAAAAAGCAGATACGATGCGTGCAACCAAAAGAACAAGGAGTGAGAGAAATAATGCAGCCCCGAATTGATAACCGAGAATAGGAACGGAAGCGCCGACAATAAACATGATTGCAAAGACGCCCATCGTGCCTAAAATAGCCTGGCGAATCATTTCTTCACTATACTGCTTTTTAAGGACAGCAGAGAGCCTTCCTGTCATGTAAGAGAATAAAACGAACGCAAAAAATTTCGCCCATATTGGCAGATGTGTGGAACCGATTATGAAGAGAAGACCGAGCGATCCTAAAAAGTAAAACCAAAAGCTCTCTGCAACTGGATAATTTTCCATCACGTAATAAGTGATGGCAAGTTGGACGAGCAAATTTGTAAAGATCTTGGCCAAGAAGCCGCTGTTTTTTACAAGTAGAGAGGTGATATCGCCGCTGCCGCCGCCCTTTTGACTTTGTACAGTGTTTTTTATAAATATAGAGGAAAGAACCATTGTTTGTTTTAAATTATATATTATCGCATTAGTTAAAAAAAAAAATAATTTATACATCATCTGCATTATTATCATCATCACTCGCAGTCAAATCGATAATTTCATCATACTTTCTCTTCAAGGACACATCATCATCATCATCATCTTTAATCAAATCAATAATCTCTTTACTATAAATCTTGTAACCCCATCCAAGAGGTACTTCTTCTTCTTCGGAGGGAGGAGAGTCGGGTGGTGACGTAGGTAAGTACGGGGGCTCTTCATCATCTTCCTCCTCTTCATCTTCTTCGAAATAAAACACCTTTTTACCCAAAACACTATTAATAAATTTCTCAATTTCATCTAGATCTTTGTGAAGTTGAAGTCTCTCTGCAATAGGCCCCTCTAGGGAAAGAATATAGAGCGCAAACTTCACAGTATCTGGAAACTTCTCCTTATCATATTCAAAAAAGTAGGTCACGTCCGTAATATTGTCGAGAAAATCATCGACAGCGGGGTTTCTTACCAAATCCGGATGGCGTGTGCGGTCCATCAACCTAAGAACCAGGTGGCGAGTGCTTTCTTCCAAAGTAAAATCCGAAATAAAATATCCTCGGAACTCTTCTTCAAAAAACCAGGTCTGAATATTCTCAGCATTGATCATAAAGAGAAGGGCAGTCTCTAAGAAATAAATCACTGGCAGAGTAAAACAGTGCTCATACTTGTATTCAGGCAACTTTTTAAACTCAATCAAAGAAGGTCGTCTGATTCCTCTTCTTTTAAAAGGGTTGGCGGTGGTATTACACAATTCCTTATAATAATCGAACTTGGAACGCCAGATTTGCTTTTGGGTGTCTTCGTGCTCTTTACGACTTCGGGTTAGGACGCTCATTTTTTTTTCAGAAAAAAAATGCAGGTTTCGTACTTTATAAAAATTTTTTCGTACGACTTAAATAAAATTTATTTATGATATTTTGCATATAACTTTTGTAAAAAAAAATGCGAGGAGGATTATATTTTCCGCATTAATTAAAAAAACATTTTTTTTGTTTGTGTTGTTATAAAACCGATTGTAAAAATTCTATATAAAGTTGATGAAAAACTGGAAAGTCCAACAAATTTATATTATAAAATAAAATTGCATCCAAGAAATTATCGTCCACCACCAAAGTGGGGTTTGGATCGGATTCGAATTGAACGAGGGAACTTAAAATAAAGCTTTTTGGTTGAATCATTTTTTTTATGATTCATCGGACGAGACTTCTGCTACCAAAGCTCTCTTTTCTCGTCTTTGTAAAACTCCATTTTTTTCGGTTCCCTGGAAGAACGGCATGCCGGACAATTTTATAATAATTGCACTGACATTGTCATTCGATCCTTTATGCAATGCGAGATCGAGCATTTCCTCTGCAATCAAAGCAATATTGGTCTCGCCTTCGTAGATGATCGCTCTCACTTCATCCACTGCGTCTTTATTTGAAAACACATCCCAAAGACCGTCGCAAGCAATAATAATAAAATCGTTAATACCTGGGTTTCGCGGTTGAATTTCAAAGTCGGGCAAGCAAGACACCGATGGTTTTAATTCGAAATCGCCAAGGGCGCGCGAGACTGCAAGCACACCATTGACTCGATTGTTTTGCAAGTATCCGCCGCTCTGAATAATTCGCGCGGTTTCGTCCGGATTATCGGGTTTGTGGTCGTGGGACAAGGCGATCGGTTCGCCGTGGTGGCACAAGACCGCTCTCGAGTCTCCTGCGTTAGCGCAAATAATGAAACTCGGTGTGATAAGTACGACGACGGCGGTGCATCCGGATATTTCGATCGAGGGGTCTTTTTTCATTTCTTCGTCGACTCGAATGAAACATTGACGAAGTGCCTGCGTGAGATGTAGATGGCTTTTGGTGGCGAGATAATGGCGCCACTCTTGCGATGTAGAGAGCGTTTGTACGAAATTTTTTTCGGCGAATTTGGCGGCGGCGTCGCCGCAATGGCCGTCGAAGACGGCGAAGAGTGTGTGGTCCGAGTCGATGGCGGTGGCGATGTGGGTGTCCTCCATGTCTTTGCGGAAACCCTGCATCCCGGAGATGCCGGCGACGATGTCATTCGCCATAAAAGTGGAGGTGACCTTTTCGGTCACGGGACTCATCAATTGGTTTCCCATGGTATTATTTTTTTATGACAGATTTACTGTGCAAACTCGACAACACGGTTTCCTTCAATCGTTCGAACTCTTCGTGCTCAGTAACCAACCTCGCCTGCATGTCGCGCAACTCTGTATGTAAATCATCACATCGTTTGTGTAAACGCCGGTTTTCTTCCTGTTGTTGAAAGAACCCATCAATTAGTTTATTGACGGCGTCAATAATCGTTGAGGACATCTTTTTTTAATGATTTTCTCGGAAACATACCGCATAAACTCGACCGTTCGCAAATGCTGATACGACTCGCAACGAAAATGAAATATATGTTGAAGCACCAATGCCTCGATGTCTTCATCCACAGTTTGCACCCAGCAGCGGTCGATAGGCACGATGCCGAACTTGGGCTCCAACAAAGCACCGATCGCCACATCGTCGATTAAATCGTATCGTAACGAGACCTTGTTTCTAATTAAATACTCTGCCACGTCGCGAGACATGAGGAAACCTGCGCCAGATGCGAAAAAAATATTTTCATTCACGGCCTTTCCTACATAGCCTCCGTAGAAACCTGTTGAAGGAATCGTGTCGAGATATTCATGTAGACCAGCAAAGTCGAGGACGGAGGAGAGGTTAGTCCGCCAAACATGTGTATATGTCGGGGCTGTTGACAAGAAATAAGACAAAGCTTCCACAGTCTTGTGCAAAATCCCGGGGATCAGACATTCGTTGCCCTTTACGTACAAAGTCTTATTTTCACGGTCGAGTTCTAAGCAATCGGTAAGCGTTTGCGAATGCGACTGTAAAAGCGGCTCTAAGCGAAGCGGCTCTAAGCGAAGCGGCTCTAAGCGAAGCGGCTCTAAGCGAAGCGGCTGTATGTCATTTACAATATCCCCAATCCATTCACTCGCCGGTTTGCACTGAATAAACCAAATGTCTTTGTTTTCTCCCAAATATTCTCTCCATATTCGTAACATTTCGTAGTACACAGGTTTGTCGAACGACACAATCACAAGTACAAGACACCGCATAATACTAATAATATACCGAATAATTTATATATATTTTATAATAAATTTTACAGTATAATAAGGGTTAATAATATCTATTGGAGAATTTGTGGGAGCAGTATTTCCTCCAGATGCTCTCATATCATTGAAAGTAATTGTATGTGTATGATTATCAGTTGCACTATCGGTTGCTGAAGTAAATGTATTTTCTGCAGAACCGCCAGCAGATGAAGTATTCGTATTTGAAAATCCGTAGTCAGCACTACCACCGCTGGTACTAGCAGTATAGTCATTTAGATTATGAACATGACTTACAGAACTAATTGTGACATTATGAGTATGTGATGGCAAATTTCCTGTACTTAATGTAAGTGAATTAGCACCATCAATATTTGGAGCATCGTTGATAGCAGCTTTTCCGTATATCATTCGCGTATCCGTCAAGTTTGGAAGATTTGCTGCACCATTTAATAACGAAATAAGTGTTGAATAAACTCCCGAACCAAAATTGGGAAGACTAGAAAAAGCAGTTCCGTCACAAAGTAACCAGCCCGATGGTATTACCGAACCAATAAAAGAAATAATGGTGCCAACTTCAACGCCACAACTGTTATTATTTATATTATAAAATGAAGACATTTTCTATAATATACAGAATCAATATTTTATTATCCAATTTACGGTATAATACGGATTTACAACAGAAATCGCAGTAACTGATGAAACACCATAATTCGTGGGATTAGTCACAGTATGCTCTCCAGAATAAACAGAAGAATTAGTTGTACGGGAAGGCGCAACATTACCACCACCACCATCACCAGCATTAGAGTTTGTACTAGCACTTCTGTTGTCTGAATAAAAGTTATCTGCCCAATTGTGTGTATGTGCACCTGGAGTATCAGTAATTCCACTATGAGAGTGGTCTGGAAGATTATTGTAACCAATACTAATATTGGATTGTCCTCCAGTACTTCCTACTGTTGAACTCCCAAATAGATTTCTACTTTTTAAATCGGGCAAATTAGTTCCTCCGAGTAAAGTTTTTAAATTATTATATTTTGGATCAGTGAATCCGCTTAATAGTCTACCATCACATATTAACCAACCATCCGGATCAGTAGTACCAACATATGCAACTATTTGACCAGTAAATGCTAAAGGTGTGCCGATTGTATTGTTAAAATATGACATTTAGAATATATTATATTATATAATATAATGTCTTTTTACATAAACAATGTTAATGTTGCCTATCCATGTGGAGTAATTATTTCATATGTTGGCAATACTGATCCGAATGGTTGGTTGATATGTAATGGTAGAGCATTAAGCGGATTCACTGATCCAAAATATAATAATTTAAAAACTTTACTTTCACCGGCTACAACTTTGCCAGATTTGAGAAATAGAACACTCCTTGGTAAGTCAAACACGTCAACAGCACCGGTTTCTAGTGGAAACACCACATTATTTACACTTACTGAAAATAATCTTCCTATACACAACCACGTTACACTTAGCATAACAAATCATAGTGCAAGCAATAATCATACTCACACTTATGGTGATCGTTATCACGATGATACGGGACCTTGGGTTGAACCTACTACTGAAGATGACCCAGACACGGGTGATGCAACAACCAGAGTTGATGTAGAGAAAGCAACTCAACCAGTTAGTCACACACATAATTTACTAAATGCTGGTACAGGAAGTGGTACTCCAATTAATTTTTTAAACAAATGTTATAAAACAAATTGGATTATAAAGTATTAAACAGAAAACACCTCAAAAAAATAAAAATGGAAAACTTTGTATATATAAATAAATTTTCATTGCCGCATCCGTTATGCGATGAAATTATTGAAATGTTTGAAAAAAACGCAAAAAAACATATTGACGGAATAACAGGACTCGGATTAAATAAAAATGTTAAAGACACCCGAGAAATTCTTATACCATCAAGCAGCAATTCTTCAAATATAGATATTTATACAAATCGATGGATAAAAATATATAATTTTTTAATAGAAGAATTAAAAAAAAATCTTGCAATTTATTCAACAAAAGATGAATCCAAATTTTTAGAAAAAACTGAAAAAAATATTTACACAATTCAAATTCAAAAATACGAAAAAAATAAAGGAAAATATATTTGGCATAATGATCAAAGAATCGAAAAGAACAACTCAAGACATAGAATAATTACATTTTTATGGTACTTAAATGACGTTGCTGAAGGAGGTGACACGGGGTTTCTAAGTTATACTGTTAAACCAGAAAAGGGGAAACTACTTTTATTCCCTGCCGACTGGTCGTATCCTCACTGTGGAAATATGCCAATATCAAATGATAAATATATAATGACTGGATGGATTTATAGAAATATGTAACTTTCAAACTACTGACTTACATTTATACAAAAATAAAGAACATATCTTTCTTGAAAAATAGAAGTATCGACACTTTCCGAATCAGAATCGTCATCCGATAAAGTTTTCAATTGAGTGTTTGAGGTTTCTGTTATTAACATATCTCCTTGTTCAAGAATCGTTACACTACTATCACTCGACGATGGAGACGTAATGTCACTCAACATTATGCTAATCGTTATATTACACTTATTTACATTTTTAGAATCAGGTTCGCCTTTTTCATACTTCGTTATAAACAAATCTAAAATATTAAAATTAACCGCCGAAGTGCTTATTTCAAATGACTTCTTGATCAAAGGTATAATATTTTCAATAAATGAAATTTTTAAAAAATTATATAACACTGACACATTAAATAACGATACCGATTTACGTATATTCGGACGAATATGATTTTCAGCTTCTAAAATTAACCACGAACATATACATTTTGAAAAATGTTTTTTAAAATAAAAGTTTGGTAAAAACGGATTGTACATAAAACTGAAATTCTGGATAATGTAATCTGGTTTATCAACTACCATGAATATTTGAGTGGAAGAAGATTTGTCGTTAACAAAATTTTTAAATAACGTTTCGTCATACTCATAGCAAAACTTTTCTAAAAATTGCTGATCCATCATTGACTCGTCAACGACGGTTACTTTTGACTCTAACTCTTGAAACAAATCAAGGTTTTGTAAATTTCTACAATCCGCAACTTCATTGTTACCATCGCTAGGAACATAGTATGGAATATTTTCTACTTTCTTATTTTTATAAAAGTTTATAACAAGAATAGAATTATTGTTGGAATGAACATGAAAGTATTTTCCACCTTCAAATGAAATATGTTTATTTATTTCTGGAAAAGAAAAACAAATTATTTTTTCTCCATCAAAACACTTAAACTTGAAATTTTCACTATCAAAGTTTGTGACTGAAGTTGGACTTTCATGATTATCAGTCAAATATGTTACAGTTGTAAAAAAAGGTTCTCCCTTTTCAATTTGAAGAACGGAATCTGAACAAGTCTTGTAAGTAAATGTAACTTCAATATCATTACAATTTTTATTTTGACTTTTTAAATGAAAAAATACAATTTGATAAATAAATCTCTCCAGTGTATCAAAACTGTTGTCACATATTTTTCTCAGCAAAAACGTTTTATTTTTTTCCAGTAATGATACAGCATTTGGAATATTATCCAAATACCAACTTTTCACAAGTTCGGATTGATTTTTCTTGTGTATCTTTTCGTTATAAATTACCGTTTTTCTTGATAATAAATCTAAATAGCTCATTGCATTTTTATTTTGTTTTTTTATCTTGTTCACAATATTTATTTTCAGTGCAAGCGAGTGTAATTTCTCACAATCATCAAAAAAAACAGAATAGAGTTTACTCGGATAATTTCGACAACCCATAATTGAAAAAAATTCATCTACCGGTAATAATTTATTTATAAAATTTGAATTTATAAGTTTTTGTGCACCACTGTTTGTTAATATGTAACCAAAAGACTCGGTTGTGTAGCCAGGTTTCACAAGAATTTTATTCACCTCAATATCATCACAAGATTTATTTCTTCCAATATACATTAAATCATAATCAAAAACAATATTACTCAGATTTGCCAAAGTTTCATCAAATCCGTCAGAAAAAACAATATCATTTTCTAAAATTAATGCATATTTCAATTTATTGTCAACAATATTTTTCCAAATATTGTAATGAGCCAAAGAAGTTCTAATTTCAGAAACTGAGATTTTACGATTTTTTTTAATATCAAACCATTCGGAAAGAATAGTAAAGTCGGTGTTGATTTCCGGAAGTTCAACGATTTCTATACAATCGAACTGTTTGTCAAACCTGTCGATTCCGTTATTAAAAACAAAAATTTTTTGCATTGTATTCATTTCTTTACATAAATATTTAAATATTTATGTAAAGAAATTATAATGAATCCGCCCAACTGTACTTTGATAACCGCCTGCTATGACTTGAATAAATACAACAAAAAATGCAGGACAACCGAGGAGTGTCTCGCTCTCATCAACCCTTTACTACAAATCCCCGTTTATCTCGTAATATACGGCTCCAGGTCCACCATCCCCGCCATCCGAATGCAAAGAACCCAGTTTGGGTTCGACAAGTATACCCAATATATCGAGATCGAACTCGAAGACTTGTGGGCGTACCAATTCCTTCAAAAAGTTAAAGAGAATCGCGCAGCGTACTGGCCAACGAGGGACGAGCGCACATGCGCGGAATCCCACATTGTCTGCTGCAATAAATTCGACTTTGTTCAAGAGACCATCACAATCAACCCTTTCAACACCTCCCACTTTGGTTGGATCGACGCCTATTTGGGCGACGGCAAAAACGGTCTGCGCATCTGCGAAAACTATGACAGAATGGTTGTCCCTCGGATCCTGCACGCCCTGAGGAGCACCAACCGGTTCCATATCCAAGTCTTGAACTGCAATGACAAGCGGTTCAAAGAGTCAAAACACAAGAAGGAGTTTTACGAACGGTATCGCTGGGTAACATGCGGCGGTTTCTTCGTGACTGCGCCGGAAGTTGGCACCAAAATCATGACGAGACTCAAGGAGATTTTTGTAGAGACGACGATGCAAGGGTTTGGCCACGGCGAAGAGATGTTTTATTTGGAAGTGTTGGACGAGTTTTACGAGGATATCGCCAGATCGTACGGCGACTATGGCCAGATGTTGAACAATTTTCTGGGCCCTACGCGCAACATCGAGTACGTCTTTCACACAATTATTCAGGGCTTTAAAAATGCGGGGTACGAACGAGAGTATAAAGATGCATGCGCGGCCTTGCTGGAAGCGGCGACGAATTATTTCGCGCATATTGACCAAAATACGTATATGGAAATTTCACAGTATATAAAAAAATAAACCGTAATTATATTATAAAAAATCATGAAACCGCGACTGATTAGCGAGGGAACTTACGGTTGCATTTTTAATCCCGGTTATACTTGCAATTATAACAGTAGTAGTATTGGCAGCAATCGCAAAGAAATTCTCGATACAAAATTCGCGACAAAAGTCCATAGCAACGCAAATTCGTCAATCGTGCGAAACGAAATTTCGATTTCTGCAAAGATTCGGGACCATATTCCAAACTTCGACACATTATTTTCACCCGTTCTCGAAACATGTAAGGTTAATTTAGCAAAAGTCGACGCGGATAAGTGCAAAGTGGTCAAGGACAAGAAGGCGACGCAGTTTATTTCAACAAAGATGAAGTTTATAGAGGGATTGACTTTGTATAAACATGTAGAACAGATGTCGACTCATGTGAAAGTCCAAACGAAGCAATACGCAGAGGTAGTGACACTCTATAAAAAGATTTGCTTGGGCTTGGCAGAGCTGCGCGGCATCAACGTCGTTCATTTCGATTTAAAGGACAATAATATAATCGTGACGAAATCGGGATCGCCGATTATTATCGATTTTGGCATTTCGATCGACATGGATCAAATATTGGAGGCGATGGAAAAGACGTCGTCGTCAAAACAAGATTTGTACAAACTGTTGGATACGAAATTTTACACATATAGTACCGAATATACGCTTTGGTGTGTAGACATCGTGTTGATCAGTTTCATAGTCCAGAAACAGAAACCGAAAGATCCAATTACTTCCCATCAAATCATGAACGTATTTGACGAGGTGATGGAGAAGAGCAAGTTTTCGGCCAGACCTTATTTAAAAGACGCTTTGCCTACTTATCGGGAAAGGTTTCAAGAAACGGTTGCCGACAAATATAATGACACGGAGAACGTGATGTTGTTGCATCATTTGTTGGGAAACTATGGCAAATGGGATTTGTATTCTGCGACACTGTTGTTTATGGGCATGTTGGAGAAAATTCATCAAGCACCAAGTGAGGCGCATGTTGAAGAAATCAAGCGGGGACTGGGGTTTATTGTATGAATAAAAAAAAAATTAAAAAAAATTAAAAAATTTAAAAAAATATATATTAAAACATATAAGAAATGAAAGATTATAATTTAATTCCCATGGGCGACAACTGTATTATCGCAGAGACTCTCGGACACTTGGGACTGCGCAAATGTAGTTACCCCTTTGATTGGATTTCACATGTAAATTATTTTACGGCGACAAATATATCGTATAATTTTGAAACAGTCGACAAGCTCATGAAGGGCACTTTTCGATTGGAAGAATTTCTTGGAGACGCCTTGACCGAAAAACATAAAACGTATAAAAACATGTGGTTCCCCCATGACGACGAAAACTCGTTCGAAAAATATCAACGACGATTCGCCCGGTTGCGCGAAGACATCTCGAGTAAAAAAAATATATTCCTCTTTTTGACACGACACTACGTGATGAAGGAAGCAGCGTTCGACAAAATCGTTGCACAGGTGCTTTCGTATCACCCTGAGAACAAAATTGTTTTTATTTTTGGATCACCCCACGTTTATTTGCAAAAGGACAAATACAAAAAGTGCGTTGCGTATCAACATCTGGAGTACGATGTCTCCAAATTGAATAAAGAGATGGAGTATGATTACAAGTATTACCGACCCACTGTGAAAAATTATCTCGCCACTTTATTTGCGCGTATTGGTTATACTATAACATAAAATGTATAAATATTATGTATACATACTATTTATAAAAATGTCGTATAATGGTTATTTAGATCGGAAGAAGGCCCGGAGTTTCGCGAATGCGAGCGGCCAATGCATAAACGACACAGTAACCACAACACTAATGGGTCCAACCGGCGCGACAGGTGTAAGGGGCCAAGACGCCGAGATTGGGGTATTAAAACAAGGAAATACGGGACCGCGTGGTGTTCCGGGTCTTGCGGGTCCTACCGGAGGTCTCGGGGGCGTCGTTTACAGCTCGGTGATTCCGGCGACGAATAACTTATCTCTCGGCACCTTGGCAAATCCGTTTCAGAATGGTTACTTCCAGGGCGGGCGGTTCGGCGTTTTAGAAGTATCCAACAATGCGATTTTACCGACGGCCAACAATTTGTACGACTTGGGCGCATCTGACCAGAAATTCAACAATATTTATACGCATCGTTTGTACGTCGACAATCAGACGATCATTGTCACTGACCCTCTCACTGGAAAAAACATGGAAATGTCGTTCAACGTCACGAACGGCGAGGTCCTTTATACTTATACGGATGTCGATAATGTCGTCCACACAATCAAGGCGGTGCAAACCTCGCCAGGAAATCCGAACCAAATCGATTCCAAGTATTTGCCGTTTTTGTCGTTGCGATTCCTCAGTTTGTACGTTCCTGGGACAAGCGATCTCAAAGACTTGCTCACCACCGTTTTTGAAAATGTGCCGATTAACACGGTCTCTACAGGCGTGCTATATAACGACCCGGTCGCCACCTACACGAGTGGAGGATATACGGTGGTTGTGGGCGCGGGGACCATCGATCCATTGGTCGATTTTTCGTTCAATGTGGGGACGCGGTTTTATGTGGAACAAGTGTGGGATGCAAGCGATATAAGTGATAATGGCCTTGTGTATTTGAACGACGGCGACATTTTGATCTCGACCGTGACGCCTCTTGCGGTTGATAGTTTTGAGGCCAAGTGGATCAAGATTGCATTCAGTATGAGTCGAAACGGTGTGGTGAATACTCAGAATATTCAAAACGGCGCGGTGACGTCAGAAAAGATTTCGCCGTTTGCCGTGACGGTGGACAAGATTGCGGACGGGGCGATAACGTCTGCAAAAATTGCGGATGGGGCGATTGACGGGGCTAAGATCGCCGACAACTCGATTTCGAATGAGCATATTATCAATGGGACAATCACGCCCGACAAGCTGCAGCCGGGGACATTCACTGCGTCGAATTTGGCGGCGGGAACACTCACCACGTCGAATTTTGCAACCGGTTTTATAACAGGTGATTTGATTTTTGACGGCACAATTACCTCGAGTAAAATTGCCCCGCAAAGTATCCAGGCGGATAATATTCAAAACAATACCATTACATACGACAAATTGAGTCCCGACATAACTCAGTATTTTGATGGTTCGCAACAGGGGCGTACGGGAGCAACTGGAGAGGCGGGTTCTCAGGGTCCGCCCGGAGCGGATGGTCCCACGGGGCCGACTGGTTACACTGGTTGTACTGGTTTTTTGGGTGACACTGGCTCTACTGGTGACACTGGCTCAACCGGCTCCACGGGTTCCACCGGCAGAACTGGTTCGACTGGTTCCACTGGCTCAACCGGCGCCACTGGTGCGACTGGTTTGACTGGCAACACTGGTTCCACTGGCTCGACCGGTTCGACGGGTTCCACTGGCTCGACCGGTTCTACAGGCTCCACCGGTTCCACTGGCTCGACAGGTTCTACGGGCTCTACTGGCTCGACTGGACAAACTGGATCCACTGGACAAACTGGACAAACTGGTTCGACAGGCTCCACCGGTTCTACGGGCTCCACTGGACAAACGGGTTCCACAGGTTCCACAGGCTCCACCGGACAAACAGGGTCGACCGGACAAACGGGATCTACTGGATCTACAGGTTCCACGGGCTCCACGGGTGCAACTGGATCAACTGGTTCCACAGGCTCCACCGGATCAACTGGTTCGACCGGTGCGACTGGATCAACCGGCCCTACAGGTTCCACAGGCTCAACCGGCGCCACTGGACAAACTGGCTCTACTGGATCGACGGGCCAAACTGGTTCGACTGGTTCCACAGGCTCTACCGGCCAAACTGGTTCCACCGGACAAACTGGCGCAACTGGTAATACCGGTCCTACCGGTGACACGGGTGCTACAGGCACAACCGGCGCTACAGGTGGAACTGGTGACACGGGATCAACTGGTTCCACGGGCCCCACGGGCCCTACCGGCGAAACTGGCTCTACTGGTTCGACGGGTTCCACAGGACAAACGGGTTCTACTGGTTCCACTGGCTCCACTGGTCCAACGGGTTCCACTGGATCGACCGGTTCAACTGGCTCAACTGGTTCGACGGGTTCGACTGGATCAACTGGTTCTACCGGTTCTACCGGCGCAACCGGTCCTACTGGTTCTACTGGTTCCACAGGACAAACAGGTAATACAGGCTCTACCGGTGCGACTGGTCCGACCGGCTCTACTGGAACCACCGGTTCTACGGGCTCCACCGGACAAACCGGAAGCACTGGTTCGACGGGAGACACTGGACAAACCGGAAACACCGGAAACACCGGTTCGACTGGTTCGACTGGTTCGACTGGTTCGACTGGTTCTACGGGTTCCACGGGCTCTACTGGTTCCACCGGTTCGACTGGTTCGACTGGTTCGACGGGCTCCACTGGTTCTACTGGTTCAACCGGTTCAACCGGCTCTACTGGTTCCACTGGTTCGACGGGCTCCACTGGTTCCACCGGCTCAACTGGCTCAACTGGTTCCACCGGATCTACCGGCTCAACAGGTTCCACTGGATCCACTGGATCAACCGGCACAACTGGTTCCACTGGTTCCACTGGTCCTACAGGCTCCACAGGACCTACGGGTTCTACAGGCTCCACCGGACCTACTGGTGCCACTGGCTCCACTGGATCGACAGGTGCCACGGGCCCTACGGGCCCCACTGGTAAACAAGGTATTGACGGATCGACTGGAGACACCGGTAATACAGGACCGACTGGCGACACTGGAACGACTGGTGACACGGGTTCCACAGGTGCTACGGGTCCCACCGGTAAACAAGGTATTGATGGCTCCACTGGTAACACTGGATCAACGGGCTGCACTGGATCCACGGGATCGACTGGATGGACTGGTAACACGGGCGTTACAGGTCCCACCGGACGACAAGGTGTTGATGGTGCTACTGGCGAAACTGGACAGACTGGTCCCACCGGATCTACCGGCGCAACTGGTATGTTTGGTTTGGAAGGAATTTCTGGCTCCACAGGTTCCACCGGATCAACCGGTGCTACTGGATCGACGGGCTCCACCGGTAACACTGGATCAACTGGCTCCACCGGATCGACTGGCTCCACTGGGTCCACCGGTAACACTGGATCAACTGGCTCCACTGGTGCTACTGGTTCCACGGGTGCTACTGGGTCCACAGGTCAAACGGGTGCCTTCGGCGCGACTGGCAACACGGGGCCTACTGGATCCACCGGTCAAACTGGATCGTTTGGTGCATCGGGTAATACGGGTAGTACCGGCACAACAGGCGCCACGGGCGCCACCGGACTCATGGGTTCAACTGGTTCAACTGGCTCTACTGGTTCAACTGGCTCCACTGGTTCAACTGGCTCCACCGGCTCCACAGGCTCGACCGGAACAACCGGATCGACTGGTTCCACTGGTTCCACTGGTTCCACGGGTTCCACCGGTTCGACGGGTTCCACCGGTAACACTGGTTCCACCGGATCGACTGGTAGTACAGGCATAACCGGCGCCACTGGACAGACTGGTTGGACGGGATCCACTGGATCGACCGGTGCGACTGGCATGTATGGCGATACGGGTAACACGGGCCCGACTGGCTCCACTGGTTCGACTGGCTCCACCGGACCTACTGGTTCCACCGGTAATACTGGTTCGACTGGATCAACGGGTTCGACCGGTAACACTGGATCTACTGGATCCACCGGAACGACTGGTTCCACCGGTTCCACCGGTTCGACAGGTTCCACGGGCCCTACGGGCCCAACCGGCTCTACTGGATCAACGGGTTCGACTGGTAACACAGGATCAACGGGTTCCACTGGTTCCACTGGTTCCACCGGCCAAACCGGCGCCACGGGTAATACGGGTTCCACCGGATCGACTGGTAATACTGGTTCCACTGGCCAAACCGGCTCTACTGGGCCAACCGGTTCCACCGGAACAACTGGATCGACCGGTTCAACTGGTGCCACTGGTGACAGAGGTGAGACTGGCAGCACGGGACCCACCGGCACAACTGGCACAACGGGATCCACCGGCTCCACTGGATCCACCGGCTCGACCGGTTCCACTGGATCTACTGGTTCGACGGGCTCAACTGGTACAACTGGTTCGACTGGTTCTACTGGTTCGACCGGTTCGACTGGTAATACTGGAACGACTGGTTCCACGGGTTCGACTGGTAATACCGGCTCGACCGGTAACACTGGATCAACTGGTACCACGGGCACTACGGGTTCGACTGGTTCTACCGGCTCGACGGGCCCAACTGGTTCCACGGGTTCGACTGGCTCCACTGGTACAACTGGCTCTACAGGTTCCACGGGTTCGACGGGCTCCACGGGTAATACCGGGTCGACCGGCTCCACTGGATCTACAGGTAATACCGGCTCGACTGGTTCCACCGGTTCCACTGGTTCAACTGGCTCGACCGGTTTAACGGGTTCGACTGGTTCAACTGGCTCGACTGGGTCAACGGGTTCAACCGGTTCAACTGGATCGACGGGCTCGACAGGAACAACCGGCTCCACCGGCACGACAGGATCCACCGGATCTACTGGTTCGACAGGTTCAACCGGTCCCACCGGCACAACTGGTTCGACAGGTTCCACCGGCTCTACTGGTTCCACTGGCTCTACTGGTCAAACTGGTAACACAGGTAATACCGGCGCCACGGGTAATACTGGCAGCACTGGTAACACTGGTGACACTGGCACTACTGGGTCCACTGGGTCGACGGGGTCCACCGGCTCGACTGGCTCTACTGGAGCCACTGGTTCCACTGGATCGACGGGTTCCACTGGATCTACTGGATCGACTGGTTCCACGGGTTCCACTGGATCTACTGGTTCCACAGGTTCCACGGGTTCCACTGGATCTACGGGCTCTACAGGTTCGACGGGTTCGACGGGTTCAACTGGTTCAACCGGTTCGACTGGCTCCACGGGCTCCACTGGTTCAACTGGTTCAACCGGATCGACTGGCTCTACCGGTTCGACAGGATCGACCGGAACTACTGGCTCAACTGGATCGACTGGATCCACGGGTTCCACCGGAGCCACTGGTGACACAGGTTCCACCGGCGCCACCGGCGCAACTGGCGCCACAGGAACAACCGGTAGTACAGGAAACACCGGCTCCACTGGTAACACGGGCAACACAGGAACCACCGGCCGAACAGGATCGACAGGAGCAACCGGCCCCACTGGTCTCGCAGGAACAACCGGCGACACGGGTCACACCGGCAACACAGGCACTACCGGTTCGACCGGCTCGACGGGTTCAACAGGCCCTACTGGCCCTACTGGCCCCACTGGAAACACGGGATCGACAGGTAACACGGGATGGACAGGAACTACAGGTGACACGGGTTCAACAGGTTCAACCGGCTCAACTGGAAGAACTGGTTCGACGGGTCCAACAGGATCCACCGGTGATACTGGCAGCACCGGTTCAACCGGCTCTACTGGCAGAACAGGAACCACCGGACCGACTGGTGTTGGATTTACAGGTAATACGGGAAACACGGGCACTACCGGGCGAACTGGGTCGACTGGATCGACTGGTACCACCGGCACAACGGGTAACACGGGAGCTACCGGTGACACCGGTCCTACGGGTAATACGGGCTCGACGGGTACAACGGGTAATACAGGAACCACAGGCACGACAGGCACGACGGGAACCACCGGCACGACTGGCACCACTGGTCAGACTGGAAACACTGGTCAAACGGGCAACACGGGTCAAACGGGCACCACGGGTACAACGGGCACCACGGGTACAACGGGTAATACAGGAACGACGGGACCCACAGGTCCCACGGGCCCTACGGGCCCTGCTGGTGCGATTGGTTTCACGGGACCGACTGGAGAAGTTGGATTGACTGGACCAACTGGCGCCACTGGACCGACAGGTTATACGGGTTTCACCGGCAACACGGGTAATACCGGTATCACTGGCCCCACTGGTAACACTGGCCCTACCGGTTCTACAGGTAATACCGGCTCGACCGGTAATACTGGATCTACGGGCACCACGGGCTCCACCGGTTCGACTGGTACTACCGGTTCGACGGGCACCACCGGTTCGACTGGATCCACTGGGTCTACAGGTACGACGGGTGCCACTGGCTCGACTGGCCCCACTGGATCGACAGGTAACACAGGACCTACTGGTAACACTGGATCGACGGGTAACACGGGACCGACGGGTTGGACTGGCGACACTGGCGCGACTGGCGCAACGGGCCCCACGGGCCCTACTGGCCAAACCGGTCAAACCGGTCCTGAGGGTCCTGCTGGTACTCCGGGCGAACGTGGCCCAACTGGTAATACTGGTTCGACTGGAAACACCGGATCTACTGGCCCGACTGGCAACACTGGCTCGACTGGTTCTACGGGAACGACTGGCCCAACTGGTGACACCGGCAACACCGGCGACACTGGTAACACCGGCGACACGGGGTCCACCGGACCCACCGGCTCGACTGGACCCACTGGAAACACCGGATCTACTGGCCCTACTGGCGACACTGGCTCGACGGGCTCGACGGGAACGACTGGAACAACTGGACTTACAGGTTCCACCGGACCAACAGGTTCTACCGGATGTACAGGTCCCACCGGATCTACCGGCCCAACTGGCGTTCAGGGTCCAACCCTCGTTTTCACTTCAGACTTGGTGAACTTCCCCGTCGCAACTTTTGAAGTCAGTGACCGCCACGCAAGCGCCAATAATATTTTTTCGCGCACAGTCACCACACGCGCTTACGTTCATGACGACGCGGCGTCATACAGCGCAACATTGAGCGGTTATTCATCGCTGACAACTCACTATACAGTTGGTAAAAATGTGGCGCCGCGGTTTCTTGTGGGAGGCAGTTCATTGTCTTTCAGTAACAATGGTATAAACTGGTACGACGCTTCGACAAATATTCCTTTGACAACGATTAACGACATTGAGTACAATGGTACGGTATATGTAGCGGGCGGATCGAACGCAAATCATACGTTTGCATACAGCGACAACGGCACCGACTGGTATAGTGGCGGGAATACCACGATAACAAGCGTTTGCAACGCGGTTCGGTGGGGCGGATATCCCCAAAAATTTATGGCGGTCGGAAGCGGCGGCAATGCCATCGCCTACAGTGTCGGCGGCCTTCACTGGACAGGTCTCGGTACTGCCATGTTTGGCGGAACTCCCGTCGGCCAAACCATCGAATGGAACGGCTCGTTTTGGCTGGCGGGGGCATCGAATGGCTCTACATACAAACTGGCGCGCAGTGTCGACGGAAGTAACGGATGGGTTGGAATCGACATTTCGAATACTGCAGCCAATTCCATCTATCAAGTGATGTGGAACGGGGGTCAATGGATCATTGGCGGAAACACGAACGCCGGCACGGGACTCATTGCATACTCTACGGACGCTTTGTCGTGGACGGCGGTTGCGTCGTGCCCGATTACTACACGCGTCACGGGAATTGCTTACAATGGCAATCGAGTGGTTGCCGTAGGTAATGGTGCAGGAAACACGATGGCGTATAGTGACGACTTTGGCATCACCTGGACCGGTTTGGGCGTGACCTTGTTGCCAAATACTTCGCCCACTTCGATTCATAAAGTGGAGTGGCACATCAACAAGTTTATTGTTGCGGGAACGAATACCAGCGGACGAATCTTGTACAGCTTGGATGGCTTTAATTGGAAGGTGGCTTCGGGCTCTTCGCTCACTTCTTGTCGGGCCATCGCGTCATCATCGAGAATGCAACATCCCGTCCAGTTCACTGCCAACTCGGTGATTTCCAGCAACTCTGTATCGCGGGACGGCGGACACACTTGGGCTCCAATTTTGGCCGATAATAACGTGCATGTAGCGGCGTTTAACGGCAAAATGGCAATATTCGGACAAGGGGAGAACGGCAACACGTATGTGTCCTATGATCTCACAACAGCTTTCAAAATAACTACGGCCAATACGGACCCCTCCGGGGTTAGAGCACTGGAGTGGAACGGAGTGCACTGGTTAATGGGCGGAGTTTCTCACGGCGCCACCTCCCGCCACCTCTTGCTAAGTTACGACGGACTAAATTGGAAACCAGTTGCCACGACGTTCATGACGAGCGGGTATTACGTGACTGGAATGGACTGGAGTCCCACATTGAGTCGGTGGTGTGTTTCCGTGCAAACGGGTGCGACTACCAATCAAATGATTTACGGAGATGGTTTGAACTGGTCGCTGGCCTCGACCGCAGTGGGCGGCGGACCCGTGCGATGGACAGGCACCTCTTTTATTGCGGCCGTGAATGACTCGGCTTCGACGAAAATCGCAGTAAGTCAAGACGGCATCGTATGGGCAACGCGAACTCTCGGTTCTTACGGACAAGTGCAGTCGATTGTTGCCAACGACACTACCATCATCCTTGGAACATATCCCAACTCGACCTCGGTGGAGGCTATTCTGAAATCGATAGATAGCGGTGCCACATGGACCGCAGTGGGCGGGATCAATCAGAATTATAGTCATACGGCCGCTGTCTACGATGGTATCCGATACTTGATCAAAACCGATAATCCAGTGAATAGCATTCGGTCAAGTTATGACGGCATTACTTGGACGAGTATTGGCGGAAATTTGCCCGGGTTAGGGCTGGCGTGGACAAAACCGAATACTGGCGTTATGACAATTTACCAACCGACGATTGTGTGCGGTTCGGGGAATAGCAGTACGATGGCTTTTTCGAAAGACGGTCTTTTCTTCAAGTCTCTTGGCGATTCGCTGTTCAGTAATCGATGCAATTATGCGGGCTGGAATGGGCGCATGTGGATCGCTTGCGGCAAGGGGGCTGCGAACACTCTCGGGTACAGTTATGACGGGCTGGTGTGGACGGGACTCGGGGCCTCTGTTTTCTCGGAGCAAGCGAATCATGTGATCTGGAACGGAGCGCGATGGGTCGCCGCAGGCGAGGGCGGCAATACCTTGGCGACCAGCGTGGATGGGCTGGTGTGGACGGGACTCGGCACAAGTGCATTCGATACGTCTGGGCAGTGTGTGCAGTGGAATGGTTCGGTGTGGCTGGCTGGCGGCGCCGGGTCTGTAAACACGTTGGCATACTCGGCGGACGGTGTTTCGTGGACAGGACTCGGCAAACCGCTCGACACGGCAACTAACGACGTACAGTGGATCGGCACACAGTGGGTCATTGTTGGAAAGTCGACAACGAGCAATTTAATTATGTTTGCGGCAGACCATTTGGGAACATGGACGGCGTCTTCGTCACAACCCTTCACGACAAGTGCGAACTCGGTGTTTTGGAATGGCCGAATTACAGTAGCGGTCGGTGAGGGTACTAATACGATTGCGAGTTCTGCTGATTTGGGGGCATCGTGGACGGGACTGGGGACGTCGGTGTTTTCGACGAGAGGCAACGAAGTGGCGTGGAACGACAAGCGCTGGGTTGCGACGGGATCGGGCACGAATACGATTGCGTACAGTAATGACGGGGCGACTTGGTGGCCTTGTATTGGAAACGGGATTTTGACAGAAGGATTGGGAATCGGGTCGAACCCGAAAGTCGGGGCGACTTTTATCAAGAGTGCGATATCTTTGAACAATCGAGAGAAGGTGTGTGTCAATTCGCCGATTTACTATGACACGGGAGTGGCAGATGACACGAGTTTGGTGTTTAATTTGAATATCTAGTAGGGAAACCAAAGGTTTCCCCTACGACCCCTTCCTTTTTTTTCTTTGTTTTTTTTCTTTTCTTTTCTTTTCTTTTCTTTTCTTTTCTTTGTTTTTTTTCTTTTTTAATAAATAATTTTCAATTTTATTAAAAAAAATACTTTTTCACTCAACTATATTGTCTTTATTTATTTATTCAGCAATAATTTTTCCAACGCTTGGAGCCTTGCGTCTTGTTCGGTGAGCCTTGCGTCTTGTACGGTGAGCCTTGCGTCTTGTACGGCGATTCGTTCCTCTTGTTCCAAGACCTTCGCCTTCAAGTCCTTAATCTCTTTCGTCAAGATACCAATGAAGCCATTATAATTAATGGACTGTGTATCTGGTCCATCTTTTACACCATTGACCAAAAATGGATAAAACTCTTGGACTTCGTGTGCAATAAAACCGACTTGCAGCTTTTCATCTTTATCATCTTTCAAAACATATGAAACCGGGTTCAAAACATCCACAGTAAAAGTCAAATCAAGCGGCATGACGCTTCTTTTAATACGGTAATCTGAACTTGCATTGTAACTGGTTGCATTAACGTTTCCATTTATCGAAACATCTGCAGTGTTTGTACTTCTTGCAGTTATTGTCATACCACGTATAGAAATATTGTCATATTGCACAAAATAAGATAAGGTTGAAAACCATATGCCGCCACCAGTTGAAAATTGATTACAAGCGATTCTTCCTGGCAAGTAACTGGTGATGTTGCCTATATAAAAGTCCATATTTATTTGACTTGGTGTATTTCCGGTAATAGGATTCATTAAAGTTAATAATGTTTGAGATGTGGCTTGGGAAGATGAAACTACACCAAGCCTTTGTGCTGAAATGTCTCCAAACACTTGTACAAATGCACAGTCACCAACGGTCCTATCTTTTCCAGTGATTCGCATGGCTTCTAAATTAAACGACGTGTCCCAAGTTGTGTAAAACGACGTTGAGCTACCCCATCCTCCATCAGGTCCATTACTTCGGTC